CTACTGGCTCCAACACTGAGCTACAAGCTGTTAATCAGATCCTGGCGTCAGTTGGTCAGGCTCCTGTAACCACGTTGACAACTGAAGAAACTCTTGTACTTAGTGAAACCTCTAGGTTTACTGGTTATATTAATGGTACTACTCTTTATACTTCTAAAAATGATTTAACCCAAGGGTCTTATATTAGTGGTACTGGTGTAGAAGACAACACTTCTATTTCTACAGCACGTACTTTGTTTACCCCAAGCGCTAGTGCTTCAGGTACTACACTTACTTCGACCTCAGCTTTTATCCCTAAAGGTGTATCAATTAGTAGCTCTACAATTACTACTGCTGTCACTGTAGACAGTGGTCCTACCGATATTGGTGGTGGTAATTTTACATATACTATCAGCGCTTCTACTACTGCAGCTAATGCAGCTCTTACGTTAAGCCCTATCTATTATAACCATACCTTAAACATCAATCATACTAGCAATGTAGGCAACACTGTTACCCAAGCTAGCTTGACTCAATCTAATGTTACAAGTAGAGTTGAAACTCAAACCAACCCGGACGTTGCGATTGCACTCAACACCCTGAGGGAAGTCTCACGTGAAGTCCAGTCTGAAGGCTGGTCTTTCAATAAAGAATTGGATTATCCCGTTACACCTGATTCTAATAATGAAGTGAAGATTGCTAATAACATTCTTCAAATGGATCTTAACTCATCCTACACTCAAAACATGGGTAGGGATTCTATTAACCGTGGAGGTAAACTCTATGACCGTATTGCCCATTCTAATAAGTGGACTGACGAAAAACTCTATGTAGATATTACTTGGTACTTTGACTGGAAGAACATCCCTCAACCTGTTCAGGCATTTATCGTAGCACGTGCTGCTGCTATTGTGTCTAGCCGTGTTGTCGGTGACCCAAATCAATTCCAAATGCTTCAACAAAAAGAAGCTTTTGCACGTGCTATGGCAATGGAGTACGAATGTAACCAAGGTGATTATACGTACTTTGGCAGTCCTAAGTCTGGAAATTATTATCAAAGCTATCAGCCGTACCATACCTTGCAACGCTAATGCCAGCAGTAACTCAACTGACACCTAATTTTCTTGGTGGTGTCTCTAAACAAAATGACGACAAGAAACTAGAAGGTCAGCTAACTGAGTGTATTAACGGTTATCCTGACCCTACCTTTGGTCTTCTTAAAAGACCCGGTATGCAATATACTAATGTATTGCGTAAAGCTAATGGTGATGCATTTACAGAGAGTGAACTAGAAGATGCGTCTTGGTTTTTTATTGACCGTGCTACTGCTGGGTCTTACATTGGTTGTATTAAAGGTGCTGACATCTTTGTGTGGACTGCAGATGAAGGCACGTTTTGCACTGTAACTAACACTGGTAGTTCTTACCTTACAGGTACTAACCAGAACGACTATCATTTCCGTAGCATTCAAGACACTACAATTATTACTAACAAAACTGTCAACACTGCTATGCAGGCTGCAGGTACTTATGTTGCTAAGTCTGTCGGTGTAATTAAGCTACTTAATGTGGACACCTCTAACTATACTGTAACCTTGCAGGGGGATGCTATTCAGTTTTCTCCTCAATCAACTGAAACGTTTGATGACATGTTGCTGTATAACTCAAGTAGTGTCAACACAAATCATCATATGATGGATGCAATCAGGGCTCACATTCTTGCTAGGCAGGGTGCTAGTGATCCTGATTTTACTGGAAGGTGGTATCTAGAAGGTTACAAAAATAGCCTTGTAATTAGACGTACTAATGAAGCTACTGGCGTTGTAACTAATTACACAGCTCCTGGCGGTACACCTCTTGCCTTTACATTAAGTGCCCGAGGCGGTCTTATTAATGATTATCTTGAGTCTTTTCAAGATGAAGTAACTGACGTATCCAAATTACCACTGGAATCACGTCAAGGTGACCACGTAAAGATCCTTAATTCTGATTCAGCAGAAGACGATTATTACGTTGAATACGTGGCATACAACGGCACTAGAGGTGACGGTTACTGGAAGGAAACAGTAGCACGTGACGTGTCTCCTGGTCTTGCTTTGGCAACTATGCCCCATGAGTTGGCTAATACAGGTGCCACTACATTTACCTTTGGTCCTATTACTTGGACTGATAGGCTTGCTGGAGATGATACAACTAATCCTCAACCTTCATTTATTGGTTCTGCTATTAGTTCAACATTCTTCTATAGCAACCGTTTTGGGATGCTATCTCAAGATAACGTAATCCTTGGTGTAGCTAACGATTCTTATAACTTTTTTGCTAAATCTGCACTAACTCAAGTTGACTCAGATCCAATTGACTTGAACGTATCTAGTGTACGTCCAGTTACGTTGTCTGATGTTTTGCCTTCACCTCAAGGTCTTTTGTTGTTTAGTGAACGTCAACAGTTCCAACTGTATGCAACTGACGCTAGTATCCTTACACCTAGCTCTGCTGTGATCCGTGCTCTCTCTAACTATGAGATGGCTACAGATATTGCACCTATTGACGTAGGTACTTCACCTGCTTTTGTTAGTCGTGTACCTGGGTACAGCAAACTATTTACCCTACAGCTACGTGATGTAGAGCAGACACCTGTTGTTGTGGACATCAGTAAAGCTGTAATGGAGTGGATTCCAGACACTGTAGATGGTATGTCTACAAGCCCACCTAACTCTGTTATTATGCTTGTTGATAGGGATACTTCTTATCTCTATCTTTACAGATATTATAACAACGGTAAGGAAGATCTATTCCAAGCTTGGACTAAATGGCAACTACCTAATACTATTCAAGCTGCTAAGATTATCAACGATGCTGTCTATGTTGTAGGACAACACGAAGACGAGTACACCCTTGGTAAGCTTGAATTAGATGAAATACCAAATGGTAATGTTATTGCAGAAGCTACCGACATCAGTGGTAACTCTTGTCTTGATTTCGCAACACGTCCTGTAAAACCTGATCCAGCTGTTGATGCTGTTGTCTACGATGTAACAAATGACATCACTAAAATCTACGTACCCTTCACCCCAATCCAAGATAAAGAAGGAGCCATGCTACTCACTGTGCCTGTTGCAGACATTGGTACAGACGATGAGCTTGCCTCTGACCAAGGGTATTGGGCGGCTGCTACAGAGCGTACAGAGATTGGTACAGGATTTAGATATTTTGAAGTAAAAGGTGACTTCTCTGGTTATGCTGATGGTATTGTAGTTGGTTATAACTATGACTTTGAAGCTACACTTCCTAAGTTTTACTTCAGACGTAATGAAGCTACAACTGATTACACAGCTACCTTAACTATTTCTAGGGTTAAATTCTCTATTGGTAAGACAGGTGCTGTTACATTTAAGATTAAAGCAACTGGTGCTAATGATTGGAGTAACATCCAGCATACAGCAGAGGCTGATTACTACTCTGGAGACACCAATCCTGTAGTGTCTGAACATGTGTTTACTGTACCTGTACATCGACGTAACACTAACTTTGAATTAAAAGTGACAAGTAACTATCCATATCCTGTGTCGTTGGTATCAATGATGTGGGAAGGTAACTATTCTCCCCGATTCTATAGGAGGACTTAATGTTTGAATTGAATAAAAACTTCAACCTCCTAGAAGAGCAGCTTGCTGAATCTGGGTTGGAGATGCAATGGGTTGGTGCTGCTATTGGCGCTGTTACCAGTATTGTTGGCGGCATTGCAGGAGCTTCTGAAGCTAATAAAGCAAATAATGATGCCAAAAAGGCGCAAAAAGAGCAGCAAAAACATCTTAACAAAATAGCAAAAACTACCAATAAGTACAATAAAAGGAAGTTTGAAGTAGATAAAGAAAACTACTACAAACAACGTGAATACAATTTTGAGACTGCTCTTAAAAGCTGGCAATATCAAACTACAATCCGTGCATTGCAAGAAAAAGTTGACGCTCAAAAATATTTAATGAACGTAAAAAATTCTAACAGTCAACTTACTTATAATCAGATTGCTGAAGAACAAGCTTTGTCACGTGAGCAACTTGCTGTTAATGATGCCCGTGCTGAAAATGCATTCCAACGCCAAGACCTTTTAGTAGCACAATTAGCTGCAGAAGGTAAGGCTAGTTTGGGTCAAGCTGGACGTTCACGTGCAAAAGGTATGCAATCTAACTTGGCGCAGATTGGTAGAGATATTGCCGTATTAGATGCTAGCTTGACTGGTGAAATCAGACAATCTACTTTAAATATGTTTGATATTAGTATGGGTAGATACGCTGCAGATGCTAGGGTCGAGGCTGCACGTATGTTACGTCCTGAAAAACTGCCTGACATTCCAGCACCCACTAAACCACCTGAGCCTAAGTGGATTGCACCTATGAAAGTTCTTCCTGGTATGGCTGCTGCTCCTGTACAACAAAGTGTTATGGCTCCTCTCATTCAAGGCATTGGCGGTGCTGCTGAA